GATGAAACAAACGTAAATACAGGTTTTGAATTAGTAGCGGAAGGGAAGTATGAAGCGATAATTGTAAATGCGGAAGCTGGAAAAACGCAGGCTGGTAAAGATAAATTATCGGTAGATTTTGAGATTCGAAGTGATGTACCACAACATCATCAAGGTGCAAAAGTACTGTATAACATGTTTACGTTCGAACATGAAGTTTCAGTGAGAATTGTCAATTCCTTATTAAAAGCATGTGGCTTTGGTCATAATCATAACTTTGCTTCTGCTGAAGATATGGGGAAACAACTTCTCAATAAGAATCTACAAATTACAGTAAAACATGAAGTATATGACAAGGTTGTGGATGGTCAAAAACAAAAGCGTACGGCTGCAAAAGCGAAGTATTATGATATGTCGGATGTAAATCCAGTAACAAGTGGTCCAGCAGTAACAGTCGGTGATGATATGTTACCGTTTTAAATAACTACATAGGGAGGTTGGTTTGTACCGACTTCTCTTTTTTATACCCACAAAGGCTAACCGGAGGTTGTAATGAAAAAGAATCCATATAATTTTAATGAGATACCAACAGAGTTGAAAAACTTACCGCAGTGGGTGCTTTGGCGCAAAGAAGAGAGAAATGGAAAATTTACAAAGATTCCATATCAATTCAATGGCGAAATGGCGCAAGCCAATAATCGCAGGACATGGAGCACTTTTGCAACAGCAGTCAAATTTTATTTAGAAGGTGACTATGACGGGATAGGCTTTGTATTCAGTAGGCAGGATAACTACGTGGGAATTGATTTGGATACATGCTGTGTAGACGGAAAACTAAATACATTTGCAACAGAAATTATCGATACATTAGATAGCTATACAGAATTTTCACCGTCAGGAAAAGGAATTCACATCATTATCAAAGGTAGCCTTCCACAATCTGTGTTGGGGACTGGGCGGAAAAATACAAAGCACGGTTTGGAAATTTATTCATACGGAAGATTCTTTACCTTTACTGGAAATCGGGAGAATTCCAATGATGTGTACGATCGTACAGATGAACTAGCGGAAGTATTTGAACAGTATTTTGATGATAGCGACATTCAAGGGCGTGTAAATTTAGCGGAATTTGAAAAAGATGAAATCAAAATTTCAAATGAGGCTTTGTGGGAAAAAATGTTTAGAAGTAAGAACGGCGATGAAATCCGTTCATTATACAACGGTAATTTAATAAATAATGACCATTCGGCAACTGATCTTGCTTTATGTAATCACTTAGCATTCTGGACAGGGAAGTCAGCAACGCGAATGGATGCTATGTTTCGTGAGACGAGCTTAATGCGTGATAAATGGGATGTTATTCATTTTAGAGATACAAACGAAACATATGGGGAAAGAACGATAGCAACAGCCATTGCATCTACGTCCTCCACAATTTTAGATCATAAGCAACAATTCGATGACTTTACTTTTGATTTCTGCGATGTGGTAGACAGTGAAGACGAAGCAAGACCAACCGATCAAAAATTCATGCTGACTGAAATGGGAAATGCGGAACGAATTGCAACAGAATATGGACACGTTATTCGTTTTGTAAACGGTTCTGGTTGGTACACATGGGACGGAAAACGATGGAAAGAAGACAAAAGTAGGAAAGTGGAACGCATCACTTCAAAAACGCTCAGGAAGTTATTAAAAAGTGAAGAGGAACGGGAAGTGAAATGGGGGAAACAATGCGAAAAACGTGCCATTCGCATGAATAGTATCAAGGATATGATCCCGCTTGTACCTGCTCAACGAGAAGATTTTGATAAACATGAATATTTTTTGAATGTGGAAAACGGTGTGATTGACCTGAAAACAGGTGAATTATCATTACATGATCGTGATTTCATGCTTACGAAATTGGTGAACATTGAATTCAGAAAAGGAGAAGATTGCCCAAACTGGAAGGCGTTTTTGGAAAGTATTTTCAAAGATGCGGAAGGAAATACAGATTATGAATTAATTCGTTTTCTGCAAAAGGCAATCGGCTATTCTTTAACAAGTGATATATCGGAACAGGTTATGTTCTTTCTGTATGGTGGTGGTCGAAATGGGAAATCAACTTTTATTAATACGATTAAAAATGTACTAGGTGATTATGCCAAACAAACCAATAGCGATACGTTTATTAAAAAGAAACATGATTCTGGACCGAACAACGATATCGCACGTTTAGCGGGTGCACGTTTTGTGTCGGCTGTTGAGAGTGAAGAGGGCCAACAATTGTCAGAAGCACTAGTGAAACAAATCACGGGCGGAGAACCAATTAGTGCACGTTTTCTTCGACAGGAATTTTTCGAATTTACACCTGCGTTCAAAGTGTTTTTTACAACGAATCATAAACCAATTATCAAAGGAATGGATGAAGGAATATGGCGTAGGGTTCGGATGATTCCATTTACTGTGACGATACCGAAAGACAAAGTGGATCGTAAGCTTCCTGAAAAATTGTCGATGGAGATGTCAGGTATATTGAATTGGGCAATTGAAGGATGTTTAAAATGGCAACGAGAGAGTTTAGGTGAGCCGAAGGCTATTCAAGATGCCACAAATCATTACAAGGAGGAAATGGATATTTTGGAGCCTTTTTTACTCGATAAGTGCTTTTTTCATCCACAAGCAAAGATGGAGGCGAAAGAGCTGTATAGCGAATATTCGCGTTGGTGTAATGAGGAAGGGGAGATTATTTTAAGAAATCGAACATTCTATAGATTGTTAGAGAACAAAAATATTGTGAAAAAACGTGGAGCTAAGAATAAAGTATTTTTGCACGGTGTTGGTTTACAAAAAGAAAATTACAAATATATACAGAAGAGGGTTGATGATTCAGTAATCGAAAATGAACCCGAAAAAAGTTTGGTAACCCAGTTTAAATTGACCTGAAATTCAGTCATATCAAGGGTTTAGAGAGTTGCTCTTTCTGTTAGGTTACTATTGGTTATTTATTTTATATATATCCAAATATAATAAAAATATATACATATATACTATATATTTCTACAAGGGGAATCGGGGTAACATATAATAACCTGATGTGAAAAAAGTATCTTTGAACCCTTGGTATATCAGCGTTTTTAATGGGTTATTAAAGTTATTTTATCGGGATTTTTTGTTGATTAAGGTAACAAAAGAGAAGTTTTTATTAACCGGAATACAATACATGATGGTTTTTGTGCATTGTTTGAAGCTGGAGGGACTACTTTGACACAAGTGTTAAAAATTGTATCAGATATTTGGAAATCAGGTGCAAATATCTATCTAGACCCAAATGATAACCGAATGGGAATAACGAGACAACATGTCATTCCAACGGAAGTAATGCGAGCTGCAGAACAACACTTTAACGAAATCCATACATGGTTTCAATCTTGGAAGAATGAGAGTGTGGAGGACATCACGATGTTGAAAATCTTGTATCAATTCTGTGGATGGCAGCATAATCAAAAATTAAATGACTGGTTACTGGCCGATACGGATTCATTACAAATGTTCTATGACTGGACGATTGTACTTGGGAAGAACGGTTGGACAGACATGTATGAGGATTATCGCCAATTTGAAAATGATGAATCAAATGCATTAGCTAGAAAGATATATGAACGTGCAGTTATACAGGCGAAGAAAGGAGTAGGAGCATGATCAGTTATCGTTATACCGATACGGAAATACATAACATTCTTAAAACACTCACCATCGTGATGGATACGAGAGAGAAAGATAATACTCATATTCGAGATTATTTACATCAAAAGGGAATATTGATAAAAAATCAAAAATTAGATACTGGCGATTACGGTTGTATGATTCCGAAAAATGAAGACCTTGGTATATTTCGTGATATCTATTTAGATAGCAGAGTAGAACGGAAAGCCCACATGGATGAGATCACAGGGAACTTACAAAAAAATACGCAAACAGCGTTTGAAAATGAATTGATTCGTTCAAAAGACATTCCCTTCACTCTAATTGTGGAGGATCTACACGGATATGAGAAGATGCTACAAGGGCAGTATCATTCCAAATACAATCCACTAGCGTTACTAGGAAGGCTAAATACATTTAAAGCCAAATACGGTTTTGAAATCGTGTATTTGGATAAAAAATTCAGTGGGAATTGGATTTATCATCATTTTTATTATCAAGCGAAGTATAGTTTGAAAATCGGGGCGTTCTAGAGGCTTATATTTGCCAATCATATACGAAAAATGTCTGAATTACAGGAGAAAACTTTGGTTCTACTTGCTTTTGAATACCACAGGTTATGGAGTAAATAGAAAGTCATTTTCTTGCCTACAATAGGGCATAAAAAAGAGGACTCTTATATGAGAGCCCTGAGAGGAAAGTAAGTGAATCGTAAATACAAACACATTTTGGTACAAGACTAGTATGCTCAAATGATAAAACATATATACAACACAACAAAGCAGCTAGCGAAAAGCTAACTGCTCCGTTGAAACTGGCAAGAAAAAGGTTTCGGCGTTTCGCGGCTGCAGGGAATACAGCCTATGGATAGTATGAATCAAAATGAAATTTTTATACAGGAGGGAACAGAATGCAGGCATCCACGGATTTTTTAATCGCATTATCTATAAAATTAACAGAAATCGCAGACAATACTGCCGATATAGAAACGGCAGCGGAACTAGAAAAGCTTATTCGTCAAATCAATGAAAGAAGCTTAGATTTCTCACCTGACCGAGTATGGAATGAAAGGGAGGCTTGATTCGAAGTGAACAGACTGACGAGAGTGTAGTAATGTGGAGTTTGAAATCAGTATCAATACCATAGGTATCTTGAATGTTAAAAGTGCTTATAAAGGATTCTGGATATGTTTAACGAGGGTAGGTGAATGAGCACGTGTTTGACTGGCTAAAGAACTATCAAAAATTAGAAGAAGAGATTGCCTATTTAGCATATAACCTAGATAAAACAAAGTCGGAATTAAAGCGTTGGATCCATGGTGATTTACAAGGTATTCGTCTATCTGCAACGTCAGAAGGAGCGAAGGTAGAAAATCGTATCGAAGCCATTACATATGAATTAGCGCACAAAATGAATGAAATGTATGACTTGAAAGTTCTCATGAGTAAATTCAGAGGATTGGACAATCGAATACTCAAAATGAAGTATGTGGACGGCATGACATTAGAACAAATCGCATGCGAATTGCATTATCATCCCAACTACATTAGAAAACGACATGCAGAAATGATGCGGATTGTCAAGTTTAAATATGCGTAAAAATGTAACATCTTTGTACACAACATTTTGTGTATAGTGTCTATTGAAAAAATGGTTTATAGTAGGAGTATAGAGTTGTGGGGCAATCAGTTGGTATCGTGATATGTTGTAAATCAATTAGCAAACCATAACCATGTAAGAATCATAAAAACAAATAGGATAAATAAGATAAAAGAAATTTTCATGGTATACTCCTTTTCCGCATAGTGTATGTGAAGGTATAAAAAATATACGTATGTAAAAAAAACAGTCATAATGAGACGTGAGAAGCATATACTGTTAGAGAACAGTTACCGATACCATATAATTGCCGATACCTGCTAGGGGAGAGCGCTTCATGTTAGAGAAGTGCTCTCTTTTTTCGTTGTTCGGTAAGGTCTTATATAAGACATACATAAAGAATCATCTTGTGGAGGAAACAAAGGATACTGTAGATAGATTTTTTTAAAAGGATTGTTTTTGATGATTCTCGTTCTTTGTCGGTTTTTTTGGTATGATGGAGCTATCAAATGAAGCAAGGAGAGTGAGAAGAGTCGATGAAGAATCTTGTCAATTTACGAGTCGATTTTGCTTTCAAACAATTATTTGGGACCAAAGGAAATGAAGATATTTTAATGGAATTTTTGAACGCGGTCTTGCAAAAGTCATTGTCCGCACCGATTACGAGCGTCGTACTAGAAGATCCGCATCTTCCGAAGGAATACAAAGAAGATAAATTGTCTATTATGGATGTCAGGGCGACATTGGGAACGGGAGAGCTCGTGAACATTGAAGTGCAAATCGCTAATAAGCACGATATCCAAAAGCGATCTTTATATTATTGGTCGAGATTATATGCTTCACAAATGCAGGAGGGAATGCCCTATCGTGAGTTAAAACGAGCGATTACGATTAATGTATTGGATTTCATTGTATTTCCGATTCATGATAGCTTTCACACAACAGGTAATTTGTGGGATGTAGAAAAAGAGGTGCTGATGAGTGATCAAATTGAAATTCATTATTTAGAGTTACCGAAGATTATTACGCAATGGAGAGAATCACAAGTGAATCCATGGCATGATTCTTTGGTACGCTGGTTACTGTTGCTAGCAGCAAATGAAGACCAAAATCTTACAGAAACGCTGGAGGCGATTGCGATGGAACACGATGAAACGTTGCAAAAAGCGATGGACAAGTGGGACAACATGAGTCATAATCAAACATTTCGCAGAGAATATGAGGCGCGTGAGAAAATATTGTTAGATGAAAAGGCCGCTGTGGCGCATGCGAAAGCGGTAGGTAGAGAAGAAGGAATAGAACAAGGAATAGCGCAATTAGTCCAAAATATGAGCAATCGAGGAACAACACCGGAGGAAATTGCAGCATTAACAGGATTAGAAATAGCGGAAGTACACCGTATTCTGCAGCTGTCATAAATACAATGTTTCGTAACAAAATGAAAAAGAAAACATAAGATAATCGTGCGGTGAGCAAATGTATTCTTTTTATAAAAATGCTCATACTACAAAAGCTTTCTAGGGAGCACTCTGCTAGGGGTGCCCTTACATATGATGATGGAGTTTATATTTTTATGTATAGAAAGATAGACAAGCACCTATAGGGGACAGTCACATATTTTAAGTATATGAAATGAAACTATTTCAAATATAATCAAGCCAAAGATGTGAATGAAACTCAACGAATCAAGATACAAACGAAGGCATTCCATAGGGGGAGTGCTTTTTTCTTGTGAGGAGTAGAGAGAATGCATATTGAGTTTACAATTCCTGAATGGTTGCTCTGGTTAATTGGAGTACCAAGTGGAATAGTTATACTGTTCTTTACTTATATTGGTTTCGCATTCTTTCGGGCATTTAAGGATGGTAGGTGGGGATAGTTCATGCAACCTCTAACGATACAAGAGATTAATAAATTATATGAGCAAGATAATATCATTAAATTCTATAAGCATGGCTACTGGAAGAACAACATAAGACTGCAGGTTTTAGATAGAGATAACAACGAGTGCCAGGAATGTAAGCGTAAGGGGAAGCAAGGACCAGGAAGAAACGTCCATCATATCAAGGAGTTACGTGACAGACCAGACTTAGCATACATATTAAGCAACTTAGAAACGCTATGCATTCAATGTCATAACAAAGAACATAGCAAAGAGAAGAACATAGTGAAGAAGCGCTGCACGATAGTAGATGAAGAGAGGTGGTAAGTGTGGACAGCTTAACGATACAAGGTAACGTTTATGTATTGTCATTCATTGATAGGTTTGCAAGTGAAACAAAAAGGAACTTCACTAATGATATGGATATAGAAATATATAAACAATTCCAAAGAGATATCTACACAACATACAAACAAATAAGACACATATGTAATCCAAGAGCATGTGAGAAGACTACACTTGAAGCAGTAAAGAAAAGTCTACGTGAACATTGGTTAGAACATTATCTAAACATGTCTTTAACAGAAGCTCACATTGTTATTGAATATGCTGAGCTATTCTTTGGTTTAGCTATAAAATAATTCAAGCTAAAATGCCGAGCTACCCCCCAGGTGAATTTTAGAAAATTTTTTGCTGGGGGACCGAACAACGCGGGGGGGAGATTTGTCTTTTTATTTTTTGCTTTCCTCGCGTGAAACAGAAAAAAGCGTAAAAAACATGTTATTTTGTTTTCTAAATTAATAAATGAAAGTGTGGTGATACCGTGACAATCAAGAAAAAAAACTATGAATTGGCTTTTGAAGACTATAAAAATGGCATGACATACGTTGATATTGCTACAAAATATGGCGTTGCTGAAACTACTGTCCGAGATACCTGGCGTAAGCGACATTGGAAAGAAACATTAAAAGAACATACTAACTTACGAGATAAGATCCGTGACGATTTACTAGGTCAAATGAGGTCAAACGGTGTCATCCATGGACATTTTCTTGATTTAGTTGAAGATTACATGGCAATGTGGGATATCAAAAACAATTTGATTGCTGATATTGAAGAACGCGGTGTATCTGTATTAGGTGCTAATGGATTTATGAAGAAAAACGATAGCATTAACGAGTTGAATAAGACTAATACACAAATGTTAAAGATTCTTAATGAACTTGGACTTAAAGCGGTAAGTGAAGAGGTGGACGATGATGATGCAGAAGTCTAATCTTCCTTATAAATATCATCCTTTCATTAGTGAGTACATGCATGCTGTGGAAAGCGGATCTATCCGTTCTTGTAATGAGCAAAAACAATTAATGGCCTTAGTTAGAAAAACTTTAGATGATCCAAATGTATATATAGATGTACAAGCTATTGAGGATAGTGTTAATGTACCAGAACCTTACTTCCCATTTAAATTATTTACATGGCAAAAATTTGTTAATGCTTGTGTGTACGGCGTTCGATACAAAGATACCGACCGTCTAGTATGGAATCAAATATTAATCCTTATGGGACGTGGTGGCGGTAAAAATGGTTTTGCTGGCTATCAAAACTTCTATATGGAATCTAAACCGTTCGGTATTAATAACTACAATATAGAATGGGTTGCGACATCGGAAAAACAGGCGAAAACAACATTTGAAGATGTAAAAAATGTATTGGAAGACCCGAAACATGAAAAGAAACTGAGAAAAGCCTTCTATAAACCAACTAAGGTTTTAATACAAAACAAAAGCACAAAGTCAAAAATTCAATACCACACTTCGAATGCTCGAACAAAGGACGGTTTAAGACCAGGAGCTGTATGTTTTGATGAAATACACGAATACGAAGACTACGCTTCTATCAAGGTTTTCCGTTCCGCTCTTGGTAAGGTGAAAGATGGTAGAACTTTCTATTTAACTACTGACGGATATGTTCGCGGTGGTGTTTTGGATGATATGAAAGAAAAGTCTCGAATGGTTCTAAGCGGAGAAGTTGAAAACAGTAAGTTATTCCCCTTCATCTGCAAATTAGACTCTGAAGAAGAAGTCGAAGATATTGCAAACTGGGAAAAAGCCAATCCTTCTATTAGAGATAACACGGAACTATTCGAAACGATGAAAGAAGAATGGGCTGATTGTCAGACCAACATTCCAATGCATGTGGAATTTATGACAAAACGGATGAACATTCCAAAACAACTGTTTCAACATAAAATCGCTACTTATGAGGATCTTCTTGCAACAGATCAACCTTTACCTGATGATTTACACAAATATGAATGTATTGGCGGTGTGGATTACGCAGAATTACGCGACTTCTGCAGCGTCGGTTTGTTATTCAAACGAGATGGGAAGCGCTATTGGATTCACCATACTTTCATATGGCATCAGGCGTTGAAAATGCAGGATATTAATCAAGATATTATAGATATCGGTGTGGAAAAAGGACTCTTCACCATCGTCTACGATAAAGAAATTAAGCCCGAACGTGTTATCAATTGGTTTTTAGAAAAAGCAAAAGAATACGATATTAAATACATCGCTATTGATAAATTCCGTTCGGTAATCTTGCAGCCTTTATTAGAACAAGCTGGTTTTCATGAAAAAGTAAAGGTAGTACGTCGTGGTCAATATATCCACGCTATGTTAGACCCATTAATTCAACATCTATTCATCAATCATAATATTGTTTTCCATGATGACCCTGTAATGCGTTGGTATTGTGGAAATATCTATGTGGACGAACTAGGAAATGGCTCAAAAGAATATAAAAAAATCGACCCTGTCAAAAGAAAAACTGACGGGTTTTTCGCGTTCACTCACGCTTTAAATTTCGATGGAGAGATTGAAGACTATGCAATTGATATTAACGATATGCAAGTATGGTCATTTTAACTAAAGGAGATGAGGTAATTGGGTATTAGAAATTTAGTTAAAACGTTTTTTGGCAGTGGTTCTAGCGATGTTCCTGATCCGGATTGCAAAACAATCCAACTAAAAGCTGAAGTCGCTTATAAGAAACTGTATGTTAATTCCGCTATCGATCTAATTGCACGTTCGTTGATTGCTTGTGATTTTGAATCTTATAGAGATGGCAAGTTAAAACGGCATTTAAACTACTATCAATTGAATGTAGCACCTAATAAGAATGAAAATGCTCATGAATTTTGGACAAAAGTTGTATATAACCTTGTTTACGAAAATGAAGCGTTGGTTATTCCTATTGGTGAAGAATTGTGGGTAGCTGATTCGTTTTATCGCGAAACTACGAATGGTTTAACAGAGTTTACGTATCATTCATTGTCAATTAACGGTGAAATGTTAACGAAAACTTATAAAGAAAGTGAAGTCTTGTATTTCCGGCTTTCCCAGGAGTCTATTAATCAGGTTATTGATAGTTTGTACAACTCATATGGATTATTGCTAGCGAAAGGGATGTCTGATTATAAAGGGAATGGAAGGCTTAGGTATATCGCAAAAGGACGTTTCATGACCTCGTTAACGGACGAGAACGGAAAGGCAGCACAAGCACTTTTCGAGGAAAAGATGAAGGATTATACGGATCCCGAAAAGCTTGCATCTGTTTTGTTCTTGCCGGAACAAGTTAATTTAGAAGATCAAAGTAAAGACCCGCAAAAAATGGATACACGAGATATTAAGAACCTTGCCAAAGATATGCTAGATTTTGTGGCTGTTGCTTTCCACATACCACCATCATTATTAAGTGGAAGTAGCGAAGGTGGCATCTCTACTTCTGGTAATCCTACTGGTGACCTTGATAATTTCATACTTTTCTCTGTTAGACCAATCGGTGAAATGATTGCTAACGAGTACAACAAAAAGATGTTTACTAGAGATCAATTTCTAAACAAAACCTATATCAAATTTGACATGAAGAACTTCAAATTGTTTGACCTAACAAAGTTCGCAAACGCTGTGGACAAACTATTCGCCGTTGGTGGTCTTAGTATTAACGATGTAATTGAGCGATTAGGTGGGGAATTAATCGATGAAGATTGGGCTAAGGAACGTTATGTCACTAAGAACTACGAGAGAGCAAGGATAAGCGGAACTATGGAAGGGGGTGAAAATGATGGAAAAGATTCAACCGAAGTTCCTAATGATGGAGAATCAGGAGAACAGTAAAAAAGTTGTTGCTTATATGCATGGAACTGTTGGCGCTGGTTGGTGGGGCGATATTAACGCAAAGAAAACACGTGAAATGTTCGATAATATCGATGCTGACGAAATCGAACTACACATTCATTCAGGCGGTGGTGATGCATTCGAAGGTATTGCAATTTGCAACTATCTAAGAAGTCATAAGGCTAAAGTTACTGCTGTAGTCGATGGTCTTGCTGCTTCTGCTGCTTCCTTGATTGCAATGGGTGCTGACAAAATTATCATGCCGTCTAATACAACAATGATGGTCCACCGCGCTTCAACTTATGCATATGGCAATGCTGATAACTTAGAAAAGCAAGCCAAAATGTTACGCGATGTTGACGATGCATTGATTCAATCTTATAGAAACCGTTTTAACGGTGAATTCCACGAATTAGAAGCATTGTTAGACAACGAAACGTACATGACCGCTGAAACAGCTAAATCTTATGGTTTCTGTGATGAAATCGTTGATTCAGTGGTTATCAGTGTGGACAACGAAGATGACGTTATTGAAGAACCGGAAGAAACCGAACCAGAAGCAGCTATCGAAAATGAAGCTGACAAACGTATCGTTAATGCTGAAAAAGCATCAAATTTCATGGCTTCATTACTAAAATCTATTAAATAATAGGGGGAACTTTACAATGGGTAAAGACTTAGAATCAAAAATTGCAAATCGTCAACAATTAAGCGAGGTATTAGCATCTGGGACACCAGAACAAGTAGATAACGCATTAATTCAATTCGCTGAAGGTATTCAAAACGATATTTTACAACAAGCATCAGTTCAATCAAGCGATCATGCCGTTTTAGCTGCACGCGGTGGCCATGTTTTAACTAGTCAAGAAACAAAATACTACAATCAAGTAATCGCTGGCGCTTCGTTCGCTGGTACTGAAGCATTAGTGCCACCAACTGTTATTGAACGAGTATTCGAAGATTTAGTTGGTTCTCACGAATTACTTTCTAAGATCAACTTTGTTAACGTTGGCGCTTTAACTGAATGGATTCTTAAAAAGGGTGATATTCAAACAGCGTTCTGGGGTAAATTATGCCAGGCTCATAAAGAATTACTTGACGAAGGTTTCGAAACAATCAATATCACTCAATATAAATTATCTGCATTCATGCCTGTCTGCAAGGCGATGTTAGATTTAGGACCAACTTGGTTAGACCGTTACGTTCGTACAGTATTAGTTGAATCTTTAAAAATTGCTTTAGAAGTAGCAATTGTTCGCGGTACTGGTAAAGATCAACCTATCGGTATGATGAAAGATTTAGGGAATGTTGTAGGTGGAGAAAACACTGACAAAGCTGTAACGGCGGTTCTAAAAGACCTTTCTCCTTACACATTAGGGAACATCATGGCTTTACTTACTCGTGACGGAAAACGTAACCCTGACAACGTAATGCTAATCGTTAACCCTGTTGATTACTGGGCTAAAGTTTACGGTTATACTACACGTCCTAATGCGGATGGAACTTACGCTTACAATGTCCTTCCGATTCCAGGTTCAATCGTTAAATCTAACGCTGTTCCGAAAGGAAAAATGGTTGTAGGTATGGCAAAAGATTACTTCTTAGGATTAGGCGGCGCACAACGTTTAGATGTATACGATCAAACTCGTGCTGTTGAAGACGAAGATTTATATATCGCTAAAATGTACGCTAATGGCCGCGCTGAAGCGAACGAATCATTCTTAGTATTCGATATTACAACAATGGTTGAACCTAAACCAGCACCAGCGCCAGCAGTAGCGTCAGGAGAGTAAAAAGGGGTGAACCTTTATGAGTGAAATTGAATCAGGGGCGGCGCTAGTGTCGCCTTTTGATTTACTTGATGATACAAAACATGCTTTAGCTATTACGTGGACTGAAGAAGACAATAACATCGTAAAGTTAATAGATCGTTCCGTTTACTATATTAATGATTTAGTAGGCGCTGAACTTGATCTGACAGTCAATTTAGTTGCACGTGAATTAGTCATAAATCGTATTCGATACGAATATAACAACGCTTTAGATCAATTTGAATCTAATTTTGAACGACCACTCTCACGATTGACATTACAAGTAGCACTAGACGAAAGGAAGACTAGCGATGGCACTGGAACAACATAGAAAAACATTTAACGATGGATTTGTTAATGTCATGAAGCAGGAAACTATTAGAAACGCTGCTAAAAAGGTGATAGGACACAATAACGTCGTTGTTGCTAAGTTGCGATTTTCCGAAATGTCTGTGAGGGAAATGGATATTCAATTTGCTGAAAGTGTCGGCGGACAATTAGATATGAAAATTGAAGTATTGAATGCACCTATATTTAATAGCAAGAATGTGGATAAATTAACAATTCAGTTAAGGGATGAAAATTACAGCATCATTAAAACTGATAAATCCAAAAATAGTTTATATCTTTATTTACAAAGGATAGGTGAACAACTTGACGAATCCGAGTGAGTTGATAGAAAAGTATAATGCTAAATTGGTTGAACATTTAGAAACATTCTTTCAAGGTGCAACGATTTATCAAGACCTTGTTCAAGAAGATGAATCTAAACTAAAGAAAATCAATCATGTGGTATTTAAAACAGGCGGATTTGAACGAGTTAGCGGTGTAGTTAAAAAACAAGATGTAACAGTTTATTACTTCTCTGAAAATAGAGAGGACTTAGATTTGTTACAACTAACATTTATGGATTCGCTTGCACCTACTGGCCACACTTGTTCAAAAACTAGAAAAGATCAAATGAGAAAAAGAGATACTGAATTTTTCGTAGATGTAATTGAATTTGAATTAACAAGGACTGTTAAACATGTGTGCTAATTATGATGTTGATTTTTCAAATTTCGATTCATTACAAAACAATATTAAACAGCTTCCTAACGTTGCCGAAACGGTTATCAATAGGGATTTAGGGAAGAAAGTATTCCCGATTTTTGAAAAATCTATATTGGGATTAATCCCGATTTCAGACAGAGATAAACCGCACGCCGCTTTATACAAGTCATTAAGCTCAAATACAAGGGAAAATCTAACTTTAACTATTAAACCTAAAGCGCAATATGCATACCTGGTTTTCCCTGACTTAGGAATAGGGACAAGTAAAAAGAGATCTCCTTTGATTTTCATGGAGCATGGTGTGGATAAAAAAGCAGAACAAGCTGCTGAAGAATTAAATAAATCATTAATAGAAGAAATTAATAAGAAATTAGGGGGAAATTAATATGCCTACAGTTGACGTATTTGATGCCGTCGAGATTAAAAACGCGGCGGTTTTATTTAAAGGTGCAACGGTTTCCGAACCATTTGGTTGCGTTGGTAAGTTAGATGCAGAAACAGAAATCAAATCAGTTGCGAAATTATGTGGTGGTGTTCCGCAAAAGAAAAAGTCAAAACCTTCACAGTTGACTGTTACAATCAGTGGCCACATGCAATTGAAAGTGTTACGTGATATCTTCGGTATTACAAATGACGGATTAATTACAGATGTTTATGCATATGGCATTGATAGCATCGGTAAAGATTTCTCGTTCGTAGCTGAAGAGAATGATATTTTCGAAGGTAACAAACGTTTAATCGCATTTCCTAACTGTGCCGCTGCTACTGGATATGTCAAGAGTGTGGAAAATGGAGCGGAAGAGTTAGCTGAATTCGAACTGGAAATTACAGCTTTACCAGATGCAAACGGAAGACTTTACTATGAGGGTATTAACTTAACAGGTGCGATTGCAACAACATGGATGACTAAATTTGATCCTGCAAGCCTTAAAAAGACTACACCTTAATAAAAAATACGAAAATTTACTATGTGGGGCGCTCTTAATCGGGGCGCCTTTTAATTTTAGCTAAAAGGGAGAGATTTCATTATGAAAAAAGATATCACATTAGCAAACGGCGAGGTAGTTGCAGTCAATTCAAATTTAACGGCTTGGACGTTATTTAATTTAGAAAAAGAGGGAATCATCAATAAATCATTTTTAAGTACGTTATTCAACGCCGGTGGAATGCAAAACGTTGACTTATTAGATACTTTTAGAACTGTTTATGCTGCATATCGACAAGCGAACCCGAAAGAACATATGGATTTCAAATCATTCATGCAAGAATACGAGATCGATATGGAAGAAGCATTTGAAATTTTTGGTGCTATTTTAAATGGAAAAGCTAAAAACAATATGGCAAAAGGTTTCCAAGCAAAAGCGGGAAAAAAGGATTAAAACTTCCGAAATTCGAGATTGAATATGTGGTTGACATTTATAGTCTCTACGTATTCATTTTCGAAATTTCGGAACATGATTTTTGGAATCTTCCTTTGAGAGATGTTCAAAGAATAGCTGAAAATAAAAGCGCGTACCTGGGTTGGAAAGCGGCGATGGAGGAAAAGGAGAGTGGTAAATAGTGGCGACACCATCAAAAGAAACCGTAATCAAATTTAGGGCCGATACAGCAGATTATAAAAAGAGAGTATCAGATATTAACCAGGAAAACCGAGCGTTAAGTCAGGAATTAAAACTAGTTCAATCACAAATGAAATTAACTGGTTCTGATACAGACAAACTATCCGCTACTCTGTCCACACTTCAGAAACAATACGAACGATCCAAACAGAAAACTAAAGAAGCTACTGACCAATTAAACAGAGCGAAACAAGTGTGGGGAGAAAATTCACAGGAAGTTAAAAAGGCGGAGGAAGCTTTACGAAAAGCAATGTTAGCTGAATCCAACTTGTCTAATCAGGTAAAAACTACAACCGCATCATTAAGGGAAGCGCAAAAGGCTGAAGCGGATCGAAACAGTGAAGCGGGTAAATCTAAACAAAGATTAGAAGATTTAAAAAGAGCCGAAGCGGCACTTGCTAACGAATCGAAACATTTACAATCTCAAATTGCATTAGAACGAGCTGAATTGGATCGTTCGGGGAACGAAGCGCAAAAATTAGCAGGCAGTCAGGATCATTTAAGAAGAAATTTAGAAATGACCGGAAAGTCTGTAGCGAATCTCGAAAGACAATTAGAAGCCGCTATTAGTGCGTATGGTAAAAACTCTAAAGAAGTTTCTCAATTAGAAACTAAATTAAATCAAGCTAGAACGGCGGAATCTCGACTTAAAAGTGAAGTAGATCAAGCCAATACATCTTTAAGAAATCAAGGTTCTGAAGCCGAAAAAACAGGTTCTAAACTAGGGGAATTAGGAAGAAAAACAGGAGAAATTGGCGGTCAATTAACAGGATCGGTTACACCAGCTTTAGGCGTTGCGGGCGCGGCTTCTGCAAAGTGGGCCGCTGATTTCGATTCATCGCAAAAGAAAATCCAAGCATCATTAGGTTTATCGGAAAAAGGCGCTCAAAATGTAGGAAAAGTTGTTGAAGATGTTTTTAGAAATGGATGGGGACAAAGTTTAGATGAAGTAAACCAAACGGTCGTAAAAGTTTGGCAAAACATGGAGGACGTCCCGCTAAATGAATTACAAGATGTTACAGAGGGTGTTTTAGCTTTATCTCAAACATTTGATATGGATTTAGGTGAAACAACTCGCGGTGCAAATCAGTTAATGAAACAGTATGGAATGACTGGTCAACAAGCAATGGATTTCATTACATCGGGTATGCAAATGGGACTGGACGTATCAAATGAATTCACCGACAACCTAGCCGAATATGTACCATTGTTTAAACAAGCCGGTTTTTCTTCTAATGAGATGTTAAGCATCTTAAAAGGTGGATTACAAGCGGGTGCATACAATTTAGATTATGTCAATGATTTAGTTAAAGAATTTGGAATTAGGGTACAAGATGGATCAAAGGCAACTGCCGAGGCTATGATGCAGTTATCACAAGAAACGCAAATGATGTGGGGTGCGTTCTTACGTGGAGAAGTTCCGGCATCGCAAGTTTTCAAAACAGTTATAAAAGAATTATCAGGCATGGATGATCAAGTAGCTGCAACTCAAATTGGCGTAGGTATTTTCGGGACAAAATTTGAAGATTTAGGAAATCAAGTTGTTTATTCGATGGGCCAGTCAATGGGTAGTATGAAAAGCCAAGAGGGTGCAATGAAAAACCTGAAGGACATTCAGGAAGATACATTTGGTGTCAAGTTTCAAAAGACATTGAGAGAATTTCAGGAAGCTATGAGGCCGATTGGTGAAATTTTATTACAAATAGCCGAAGATGTAATGCCGATTTTAAGGGATGGTGTAAAAGCCGTAGCTGATGCGTTCAATTCGTTGTCGCCCGAAGCGCAAAAGACAATAGGTATAATCGGTACGATAGCGACTGTATTAGGCCCGATAATGATGATATTAGGGCCGTTTATAAGTGGTATAGGAACATTAGCGGGTTGGTTTATGAAAATAGGGCCTTTAGTCATGAAATTAGTCGGTTTTATTTCAATGTTAGCCGAAGGAATAACGATCGTTGTAACTGTAATCGCTGGATTTATTGGCGCGCCAGTAGCGGCCGTTGTAGCTGCTATTGCTGGAATTATTGCAATTGTAGTAGCTGCTATCGCTATATTTAACAACTGGGGTGGCGTGACTGATTGGTTAAAAGAAAAATGGACTCAATTTACAACGTGGTTTTCCGAACTGTGGACAGCATTAGGCGAAAAAATAAGTTTAGAATGGGAAAAAATGTCGGATTACTGGAAAGAATTTTGGTTAAGATTCAGCGAAGCGACTGGAGAAATTTGGGCACAATTCACTCAAGCCTGGTCTGATTTTTGGACAGGTGTAGGAACAAAAGCGCAAGAAATTTGGGACGGTATCTTGACTTGGTTCTCTGAAATGTGGGAATCATTCAAAACGACGTGTAGTGAAACATGGACTTCTATTTCTGACGGGTTTTCCGCTTTTTGGGAATCGTTGAAAGGAATAGCGCAAGCGGCCTGGGATATTTTATTCAACATTATAACTTTACCGCTAAAAATGCTATTAACGGTTTTCATCTTGATATGGGATCAAATAAAAGAACCTGTTACAAAGTTCTGGGAATGGATCAAACCTTATATTCAAGAAGCATGGAATAAGATTTCCGAAACGTTCAATAAATATAAAGATATATTAGTCAATACAATCACAGGGTTGTGGGACAAGGTTTCTACCACAACGAGCGATGCTTGGAATTGGATCACTGGGAAGATACAGGAATTTTGGGATAAGATTTCTCAAATTGTCGGCGATTTCGGCCGTAAAGTCTACGATATTGTTAAAAATAATTGGAACTCAATTAAAAATACAACGTCTGAAGTGTGGAATGCAGTGTCGAATTTCATATCTGAAGTGTGGAATAAGATTAAAAATTACATTAGCGAAAAAATAAATGCAGCTAAAGAAGTGATTTCCAACGGGTGGAATGCGGCGAAAGATGTAACTTCTAGAATTTGGGGAAACATTTCTTCAACTGTATCCGATGCTTGGGGGAAAATTTCTTCTATTGTGTCTGATAAGGCTTCTTCTGTAAAAAGCAAAGTGTCCGACAGCTGGAATTCAATTAGTTCTGTTACTGGTGATGTATGGGGAAGAGTAAAAGATAAAGTGGGCGGCGTTTGGGATTCTCTTAGTTCTAAAATTTCAAATGTAGCTAGTTCTATCAGTGGAACTGTACAAAGAAATTGGGATCGTATTTCAAGTACATTGAATTCAATCATGTACCCAATCAACGCAGCTATCAGTTTCTTTGAAGGGTTGTACAGATCAGTTAGTCGAATCATGGATAATATCGTAGGTAAAATAACAGGCGCTTGGAATAGAGCGGGTGGCATTTTGAATAAATGGAATCCATTTTCTAGCTTTTCAGCTTTCTCTAGTTTCTCGATTCCGGTTGAATTTGGTGACGCTCCTGCTCCTACTGCATTCCGAGCATTTGCACCGATGAACGCCGATGCTCCTATGTTAGCTAGAAGCGCTACACCTATGTTAGCATCTAGCGGAACGATTGGCGATGCAATAACAAAAATGAACAAATCTTTATCGGCGGACGGACTTCTTTCTAATCTTCCTAGTGTGGCAAGTGATGCAATGTCATTTGCAAAAGGATTGAAAATCATGCAGCCACAACAAGAAATCAAAAATGAAGTTACTTTCCACACTACTGTAAATAACGAAAGAGATTTAGACAGAATGTTTGAAAAGGCTGATGATTGGTTCGCGCAAAAAGGACAGATGCTTAACATTGGTGTAGGGAGGAAGTAGCATGCTAGATATAAGGATTGATAATGAACTAGGGACGGACTACCAGGTTTGTATGGTGGATCGTCCTGCCATTCCTTCCGCATTGGAAAAGGTCGAATTTATCGATATTCCGGGAAGGGAAAACGGTTCTTTAACTAAGAAGAATGGATTTGAAGACGTAGAATTCACGATTAATTTTAATGTATTGGAAGATGAAAACATAAAACCGTTGTTACGTAAAATTAAAAGGTGGTTGCGTAATGCAAAAACTCTTTCTTTTACAGATGACAATGTATATAGAAAGATCAAAAGTGTGACTATTGGTGATATAGATAATCAATTTGAGGAATACGGGCAGTTTGAGGTCACATTTAAGTCCGATCCATATGAATATATTATTGAACAACCTATTGATTTAACAATGCCGATGACTGTTATGAACTACGGAACACTTCATTCATTACCGAAATTCACTATTACCGGTAGCGGAACGGTGACTATATACGTAAATGGACTAGCTTTCCAGATCAAAGATATTGTAAATCCAGTCGTTGTTGATTCTGATTTGTCATTGTGTTATTCGGGAAGTTTTCCAATGAATAATAAAATGATCGGGAATTTCCCTATTTTGAAAGAAGGCGAGAATGAAATATTGTGGACGGGTACCGTCTCTAAAATAGAATTAGAAGTTAGGGGACGATGCGTTTGATTAAACTTTTTAAACCAGATGAAACAGACTTTACGCATAACGGTATCGGCATTTTAAGCGATGCAGTCCATGAAGCTACTGTAGAAGAAGTTTTGAATGGCGTTTATGTATTATCGTTCAAATATCCGTTATTCTCTCCACATGGATTAGATATAAAAGGTCAGAGTTTGATACAAGTACCAACGCCAGACGGTGAACAATTATTCAGAGTTGCAAATCCATCGCCTTCAATGGGGATTGTAAGTGTATTTTGTTACCATGTTTTCTACGATTTAATTGATAATTTTCTAGAAGATACAAATATAGTAGGTAAAACAGGATTAGGGGCGCTCACTCAATTAAAGGGCGCCTTGCAATATCCTAGCAAATTTGATTTTTTCAGCGATATTGGAACATTGAATAATGCAAGATTAGTAAGAATGAATCCAGTTGAAGCTTTGCTTGATACAGGAAAAGATAATTCTTTCTTGAATCGATGGGGCGGCGAATTAAAACGCGATAATTTCCTAGTGAAAATTACAGAAAAACGTGGTATGGATCGCGGTGTTATCATTCAACATAAGAAAGATTTATTAGGTTATGAAGCTAGTGTAGATTGGCAAAGTCCTATTACAAAGATAATGCCGATCGGTTTCGATGGTTTATTACTTCCTGAAAAGTATGTTACTAGTGTGAATGTGGATAAATACGTTAATCCGAAAATCAAAACAGTTCCTTTTGAAACTGTAAAGGCAGCTATAGGCGATTATGTAGATGATGACGATGCAATTCCGTTACAAGATGCATACGCTTTATTAAGACAAAAAGCTAAAGCTATGTTTGATGTCGATCACGTTGATCAACCTTTAGCGACGTACAGAGTTAGTTTCCAAGAATTATCGCAGACAGAAGAATATAAGAATTACGCTGTTTTACAATCTGTTTATATGGGCGATACTGTAACGGTCGAACATAACGAAGACGGGATATACATTCAAGCTAAAGTTATATCTTATAAATACGATCCCGTAAAAGAAAGATACATTGATATAACGCTAGGTAATTTCAAAGATTCATTTACTAGCAAAACAAACAAGATTGATAAAATACAAGATGAAGTTTTGAATATAACAACTGATATTAACACAGGATTGGGCGATGCTGATGAAAGGTTAAAGAAGTTAAGAGAAGATTTAACAAAAACGAATGGTAATTTAGATACGACTAATAGCAATCTAAATACTACAAACGGCAAAGTAGGAGATCTGGAAACTGGATTAGGTCAAACGAATACTAATTTGACTAATACAAAAAAAGATCTAAATACTACTAAAGAAGATTTAAGCAATACAAAGACAGATTTAGGTAATACCAAAACTGATTTAAACAATACAAAGACGGACTTAAATAATACTAAGGAAGATTTGAGTAATACCAAAAATAAGGTTACTGATTTAGAAGGAAAAGTTAAAGATTTAGGCCCGAACATTTTACAACAAGCTAAAGAAAACGCAACTAATTTCATAAACAGTGGTTTCGGTTCTTATGTTCGTGTTTATCCAGATCGTATTTTAATCATGGATACGAACAGTGAAATGACTGCCAAAAAAGTTTGGCAATGGAATGTTAACGGATTGGGGTATTCTTCTCAAGGTGTAAACGGACCGTATGGAACGGCGATAACTAAAGATGGTTCAATAGTCGCGGACTTCATAAAAACCGGTACACTCGATGCAGGGATGATTAGAGCGGGTTTTAACGAATACGGTAATAGTATTAGGATGATGCCTGAAGGTTTGCAATCAACAGTTAACAACGTCAAACGAATGGAATTAGATAACCTGGGTCGACTTATGATTTACGACGCTGATGCAACTAGGATCGGAAGTTTGGGTTATCAATACAGAATTTCTGACAATTCAAAAGGCGTAACGATGAATATAACACCTGGACGTTATTTAAGTTTTTCGGTTTACAACCCAACTACCGATGTACATGATCCTAACTTTGAAATAGTCGATGCTACTACAACATACGGTACAAAAGGAATATTTGCGTGGCGGGATATGTGGTTGAACGCAAGGCAATTTGTTCTTTCTGACGCTAACTTAGGTAAAAAGGAAAATATCATTCAAGAATTGTTATTTTCAGGTAGTAACGATAGACGTTTATCATTAATTTCTGAAAACGGAATAGAGTTTGTATTGCGCGCCAACAATGCGAATACGGCGTGGGCCGGGATGGATAAGAATAAGTTTTACACTTACAAACCTTTGCATGTTTATAGTGGTGGGATAAGTTTTAATGAAGATGGAACTTATTTAAAAGGTGGTATAAGGAAAGACGCAACAAACACATTGTTCATTTCAAATGAAGGTAAAACGCAATTCATGTATAAAAACGGCGATACGTCTTATGTCCTTATGGAATTAGCGGCCTGGGATCGTATTAATTTTTGGAAAACTTTAGATATGAATGGGTTTAGTATAATTAACGCCGATATTCGAAGTACATTAACGAATGTCAACGCGGCCTCTCTATCCACATATTCATTAGATGAAGTTGCACCGATTGAAAAAGATATGCACGCGCCTTTAAATTCGAGTGAAACTTATACTCATATTGGAAATGGATCAACTGTGGACGGATATACAAGAATCGATTTACCTGACTTCTTACAATATGAAACTGAAAAATATCATGTATTCCTTAGTAAATATGGCCGTGGTGATATTTGGGTGTCTAATAGAACAGAAACATATTTCACTGTAGAAAGTGACAATGACATCGAATTTTCATATGAGATAAAAATTGTGAAAAAAGAACCTGAAGTTTCAAAATTCAGTTTCAGGGCTGCAGCTAAAACCAAACCTAGTATTTTTGACAGATACACAGAAGAAAAAGTAATAAAAGAAAGCGATATCGAAGAAGACGTTAATGAAGGTGGGGTTAAACAATGAAAACGAAATTAATTCTTGACATAACGAAAAGTAGACAAGCGCAATTAAACTCTGTCATTACAGGTCGTCAAGGTGATAAAGCGACGGTGACAGTAAACGTATTCGTTGTAGACGGCGGTATCCCTGTAAATTTAACTGGTAACACTATTTATTATGAAGGTTTGAAACCTAACGATGCATATGTCAGAGATACTTCGGGCGTTAAAATGATTAACGCTACGCAAGGAAACTTCGAATATACTTTTAGACCTGAAACGTTTGGAGTAGCCGGAATAGGGAAAAGATCGTATTTCACAATTGAACAAGGTGGAACGGTACGCGCTTCAACGCAAGATTTCGGACTAGTAACATTAGCTGATGCGATGACAGGAAATACAATGAGTGGGCCTTACATTTCCGAATTAGAAGAATTAATTAATCTAGCACAATGGCTGGTAGATGATATTAATAGTCGATGGACGGATATTAATACACAATTAACTCAATTGCAAAATAAGTTAAATGGAATGGATGTTGTTAAGCGTAGTGGTGACACTATGATAGGGAATCTAAAATTTGATGTAGCGGCGAGCAATAGAGAACTAACAGCGGTCAACGGTTCTGCAGAGTTGTACAAATGGATTATGAGGGGTACAAATTTTGAATTCTTCAGTACATCGTTAAACAAAGGTATTTTTAACTACAATAATACGACTGGAATGTTCAATGTTACCGCTGATACAAACGTTGCTAAAAAAGCAGACTTCTATATGGACTCTGCACAGGCGAACGGTAACACGAAAGTGTTAACAGCAGCAACGGATTTAAACACTGTACAAGCTAAAGGAGACTATGCAGGTTCAGGACTTGTTAATGCTCCTGAAGGATTAACAGGATTCTTTTATGTAGAAGTTGTAAGATACAATGATGTGAAATATGTAAAACAAACCGCTACAACTTTAACGGGCGGTAATGTATCAAGAATATTCACACGCCGAAAAGTTAATGACATTTGGGAAGCATGGACAGAAACGATTCAAAGCACGGGTGGTACTATCAAAGGTCAAGTCCACGTCGAACTAGAAAACACTAGTGATAGACGCTATGCCTTTACAAAAGACGGTAATCTTCTATGGGGATTAACTTCCAGTCAAAACTCGGTAACGTTATTTGATTGGAAAAATAACCGTAACGTGTGGAGTTACAACTCTGATACAAACACTTTCAATCTGAATACACCAAATTCAAACGTTGTTAAATCAACAGGAGATACTATGACAGGACATCTGAATTTGAGTTCTAACAGTCAGATTAACTACAACCAATTGTCGAATACATCAAGTGCGAAAGGTTTCATGTTCACTGATGACGCTTCATCTACAATTGTCGGAGGTATCGGGCGATATAGAACACCCACTTCTGATGTAACTTATATGGGATGGGGCGCTAGTCCATGGGGCGCGGCAAACAGTTTAACAGTTAGCCAAACGCAGTTAACATATAAGAACTTTGCTATTACAACGGCAGAGAAAGACGGTACAGAAACGCCAACAATATCAAATGCGACACTCCCTGACAGCAACTACTTACTTCAAGCGATTCGGAGAGGTAACACGGTAATGCTAAAAGGGGCTATAACTGTAAATACAAATGCAACAGCTTTAACGGTAGCGACTTTATCGGCCAATTATCGTCCGGCAGGCGGACATAATGTTAGAACGTATGTAACACCTAATGCGGGAGGTACGCCAGCGGAATTATTCATTAACGGATCAACCGGAGCGATCGCGTTCAATGATAAGGCGAAAGGTAATAGGATTGATTTTTGTATTACTTACACTGTTAACTAAAGGGGGTTTTTAGATGGTTCACACAGGTTATTTTTATAATGAGAACGGGACATACACACATGCCGACACATTAGAAAACAGAGCAGTATACAAAAAAAGAATTGAAGATCAATATATACCTGAAGTAAAAATTACAGAAGAAAAGCTCTGTGAACTTCATACATCGTTGGAAAATGGGACATATGAGCCGGGCGAAAACGAAGAAGTTCCGCCGAAAGAAACATGTTTGCATTGTGTAATGTATAAAGAAGAAACTGTTATGGTTAAAAAACCAGTAGAGGTCGAGGACTTCATAGGATACGAACCAATCGTACCGGAAAATTGCACATTAGAACCATGCCCGCCGTTAATCTATGATCCGGTTTTCCGCGATGGTCATTGGGTGAAGCTGAAGCCTGATTTACCACCACAACCACCGGAAGAACCTTCAGAACTAGAAAAACTAAAAAAGCAAACAGAGTTAATACAAAAGGCTTTAGATGAACTGATTATGGGTTAAAAGGGGTGATGATATATGGCCGAATACATGGCGCAACGAGTAATTGATGAAGTTTATACCTATATAGTTGTTATCACCAAAATGAAGGCTTACAAAGAAAGAATTGATAAATACTTAATTGAAAATGGAAGAGAAGATTTAATTACGGATGGCGCACAATAGTGGGCTTTTTTCTGTGAAAAGACTCGAGTTAGTATTCCAAACTTCATATGTACTGTAGAGACAAGAAATCTTAGTATGTGAATGATGGCTTAAAAAAAGGCATAGAAAAATAAGCCACATGTTATTAATTTTTTTTAACAGTAGCGACAGAAATATGAACTTGAATGGGTTAGCTACGAAAGAACTTTTGAATATTCAATAAAACCAGATCGTTGATCTAATATGTGATAGATAATTTTAATAACTTTATGTGCAATGGCGATAAGTGCTTTCTTTTTACCTCTCCGTGCAGCGAGAGACCAATACTTTCCTGATAACCATGTATGACGGGTTCTCGAGATGGCCCATGCGACTTCACAAAGCATGGATTGAATGTGTGGATTTCCTTTTGTTGTTCGAGTACTTTTTTTCTTGCCAGCACTTTCATGATTTCCAGGTGATAAGCCTGCCCATGAAGCCAGGTGCTGGGCGGATGGAAATTGTCCCATTTCGACACCAACTTCTGCAATAATACTTGCGGCAGCATGTTTTTTTACACCAGGAATCGTTAAAAGGAGTTCAACTTGCTCTGGATAAGGTGAAAGAAGTTCATCAATTTTTTCTTCTATTTGTTGAATGGATTCTTCGAGAAATAAGATGTGATTCCAAGATTGACGAATAAGAAAAATTTGATGTGGATTTAAAGTTCCAAACAAGGATTCTGTAATCTGGGATGCCTTCGGCATCATGCTTCCATGAATATTTTCTTCTACTTCATGTGAGTCAACATATCCTTGTTCCACAAGTCGGGTCAGTAGTTTACGACCAGATACACCGAATACATCAGAGATAATAGAACCTAGTTTAATGTTGGAACACTCTAATGTTTTTTGAATACGATTTTTTTCAGCAGTCATATTGCCAATCATTTTCTTACGTAAACGTGTTAAATCTCGAAGTTTTCGAATATCTGCTGGAGGTACAAAACTTTTTTCAATCAGTCCATACCGAAGGAGCTTGGCAATCCATTCGGCATCCGCTACATCTGTCTTTCGCCCTGGTACATTCTTAATTCTTTGTGCATTTGCAAGGGTAATATCAAAATAATCTTCTAAAATGTTGAAAACGGGTTTCCAATAGATACCGGTGCTTTCCATCGCAAGATGGGTAATATGTAGCTCTTCGAGCCATTGAAGCATTTCAAATAAATGTTTTGTGAAAGTAGGAAATGTACGAATTTCCTTTGTAAGTTCAGTCTCAGAATTTCCAATATAAATACAAACAACAATTTCTTTCTGGTGGACATCAAGTCCAGCACAATGAGAATGTAAAGTTTCCAATGTATGAACCTCCCAAATAGATATGAGATGGATGACCGAAATAATTGGAATTTCAACATTTTTCTGTTCGTGATCAGAATGAATCTGTCAACAAAGGGGTGTGCACCAAATTATTTCTTACAGTTTATTTTACGGGGTAAATCCACCATAAAAAGCCACGTACTAAAGTATCCATCTATATAACCAGTATGGAAAGCTTGGAAAATAAATAGTCCCACCCCTTTTCATATATGGGTGGGACTGTAAAGTCATGATTGTTTATTTTGAAAAAAATACGGTTTTTATAACAAAGAGGGGCAATTTCGCTTCTCTTTTTATTTTGGGGAGATGAAAAAAATGGAAGATGCAATTTTCAATTCAATGATGCAACAAGGAGCATTCGCAGCGTTATTCGTGTGGATGCTTTTTACTACGCAAAAAAAGAATGAGCAACGTGAAGAACAGTATCAAAAGGTCATTGAAAAGAACCAGGGTGTAATTGAAGAACAAGCAAAAGCTTTTAGCTCATTAGCAAATGATGTATCAGATATTAAACAAAAAATTATGGGGAATGGTGATGTAAAATGAAAAAGACATTAAAAAATATTTCTTCTGTAGCATTTTCTGTTATCTTATCTTTATCTATTGCAACAAGTGCTTTTGCTGATAGAACACTTATTATTCCTGATTTACCGAAACAACCATACCGTTATGGCGTGGGTGCATATGAGGGTGTTGTAGCTCATTCTACAGCAACTCCAGAAGCTCCGGCTATTAATATCCAAAAATATGAGTCTCGTACATGGAGAAACGCATTTGTTCACTATGCGGTTGACTGGAATGAAACGATTCAAATTGCGGATACTAAATACATTGCTTATGGCGGGGGGCCAGGGGCAAACAAAAGATTTGTTCATGTAGAATTATGCGAAACGGCAGACTACGATAAATTCAAACGCAGCTATGATAAATATGTGAAGTTACTGGCTAAAATTCTACGTGATCGTGGATTATCTGTAGAAAAAGGATTATGGACTCACTACGATGTAACGAAATACCTTGGCGGTACAGATCATGAAGATCCACTTGACTACTTACAGTCTCATGGCGTTTCAGAATCTCAATTTAGAGCGGATGTTGGGCGTGCATACAATCATGCTCATGTAGATGTTTCTGTACCGGACAAGCCATCTAAACCAGCAGAAGTACCGGCAGCTGTAACAGATGGTATCGCTTATATTGAAGGATACAATGTGAATGTACGTAAAGGGCCTGGTACAAGCTATGCTAAGATTCGTCAACTGAACAAACCAGAATCGTATATTGTGTGGGCGGAAAAGGATGGTTGGTTCAATCTGGGCGGGAATCAGTGGATGAAGAACGATCCCTCTTATGTGAAGTTTCATCAGAAAAGTACAGTGGATTCCTCTACCCGAGGGAAACGTGTTGTCTCTAAGGTTAATAATCTACGTTTCTATGACGCTCCATCTTGGCAGGATCAAGATGTGGCGGGTTCTGTAGATGCAGGATTTGGATTTACAATGGATGAAAAAGTAACTGTCAATGGATCACCACAATATCAAGTACACAATAGCAAAGGGGAAACGTATTATATAACGGCAAGTAAAACCTATGTGTATTTGGTGGAGTAGTGAAAAATAAACAGGAGCGCTTTTGAAAAGGAGTCTTAAAGGCGCTCTTGTTTTTTGTTTGATGCAAAAAAATGTAACTTCATTTAAGATAATTTAATAATATACAAGCTTGCATTTTGAATATCTCGACTAAAACCTGATATGTTTTGAAACCTTAATGTTTGTGGGGAAGATGTAACACGAATTAGCACAGAAGAAATTACAGGTAATTTTTCACTTGCAACTCCTAGTGCGGATTGGGTAGTGGAATACACCTCTGATCCAGCAACTGCGCTCCCATTTAGTGTAAATCTAAATCTTAAAATAGCAGAGTTAGGATTATTACTTGATATTTGAGCATTTACCATATACAGTCCATTAATCGCAAGGCGAAATTCTGTATTGGAAGGCTTTGTAATGGCGGAACCGTTTATGAAAACCGTTGTTTCAAAAGGGATAAAATTATTATCTGCAACGGTTACGATTTGTCCTGTACTAGTGGGTCTTGTAAATTGAGCGCTATCAGTAATCAAAATACTCGGTCCTGTAGCCCCTGTAGGACCAGCTGGTCCTGTAACACCATTATCACCTTCTACTCCCTGAATCCCTTGTGGCCCCTGCGGCCCTTGCAATCCTTGTGGCCCTTGGGGGCCTTGATCCCCCTCTGGACCCTCCACTCCTTGAGGGCCCGCAGGTCCTTGTAATCCTTGAGTCCCTTGCAATCCCTGAGGTCCAGGAGCACCTTGAGTCCCTTGCGGTCCAGTAGGCCCAGTAGGCCCCGCCCCGCTGCCAACATTATCAGCAGTTGTCCGAACTAGAGTAGCTAAAATATTAAGGATTTGATTTCGTACGACATTTGTCATGATAAATTCGGATATCAAAATAGATAAGGTTGTATACAGGGATTGGAGCATAACGGCGACTTCAGAGGATTGTGAAGGAGTCGCAGAGGCTAAGCGGATATTAACTGTAGAAAGAAGAAATAAACTATACCGTGTAGCATCTCGCCCTTGCTGTGTAGGGAATTGATTCAGTAAAAAATTATATAAATTTAGCAGAACCGTGCGCAAAGCAGCATTATTTGCTGGAGTAGGGTTGTTCAGATATGTGTTCACCGCGATTTGCATTTGCTCGATCAAAGCAAGCAGTTGTGCTTCTTGTTCCGGTGTAATAGGAATAGTAGGTACCATCTCCGGCGAGATGGGAAGATTATCAAATATATTGTTTTCGTTAGTCATGAGAAATTCCTCCTTTTGTAAAATGAAAGAAAAGAGATAGCTAATCTTTTATTAAGTATGCTCACATTCTTTTGTTGCAGTACACAGAATGTAATAACCATGTAAGCACTATTACCTGTAGACTAGGAAGTGTTTTGGAAAATACGTGTTGGAGGTAGTTAAATTAGGGATAGTAGGTGAAAAATAGTAATAGATGTTGTATGAAGAAGACGTTTTTATAGCTCTTATAATAAATGGAATGTATTGTATAATAACGAACAGGTAACGCAAGGTAAAGTAGTTTTCTCTTTCTTTGCTTGTACGACATGTTATGTGAAACAGTAGTAGAGTGTGACAGCGAAATGGTTAATGCAACAAAAATAATCTATTTTTCTGGTGAAAATGCGTTTTAAATAGGTTTATGTAACCAAAAATTTTGAAACATCTCGATAGGATATTGCTCTCTGAGGAGGGTTTGTATAGGAAGTGCTTAGGTGTAACCAAGTCAGAAAGGAAGCGTGTATACCTACTGTAGAGAAATAGGTGAAAAAATCATTTTATTTTTGGAACGTTTGAAGGAGAAACGCATAGGATGAAGTATATACAATTTTTATATGGGAAGGTAGTAATAGCTGTTTGCAATTGTTGCATGAGGGCTACGAACTGTGCTTCTTGCGCTGGTGTTATTGGAAGAAAAAGCAATCCAGAATGGTAGAACTGAATTGCTTTTTTGTATGGGGAGATTGTATACCATAACAGGAGTACTGTAATATATGTAAAGAGGATTTCGAATATGCTTACAATTGAAACACGCCTTCTCTAGTTGAAGGCGCCTGAACATAGTGATTCTCTAAATGTCATTTACAGTATATCCAATAGGATTGGAAGATAGAACTTTTTATTGACTGATAATTCTGCATGGATAAGCGGTGAAAATATGGGGATACTAAGAGGAAAGAAGAACAAATGACACTTATACATAATGATCCACAAGAAAATGTGAAAACAAGAAATAAAATACCGGTTGAAGAGAGAGACACGTTTTTTTACATACGTGTGCGTGTGTATCTTTTTCTTGAGTGGATTGGAGGAGCGGAAGGCGTTTGGGATGAGGAAAGGAGGAAGTCCTAGCGGACTGGCAAAAAATGAAACAAAAAATAAGAGAAGAAGGAACATAGGAGAGGGAATTTGCATAGAATTAAAGTAAGAAGTAGCAGAATCAAGTTGGAATGACAACTTGAAATGGCTGCAGTTGCTCAAAGGGCGCTAACAATACTTTCCTGTACCGGTGTGATGGGAATGGTTGGTGTGAGCATGGGGGAAACGGAAGGCCAGTAGGGGTACTGGCTTTCTTACATACTATGTAGAGGTACAAGGAAAATGTGAACGTACGGGATCGGTATGGATGTAGATTGTCAACGAAAATTGGTTCTTTCCCGTATTAGTTGAACTCTCGTAATAGAATCTTTTTTCGCAAAATATCAAAATTATTCCTGCCATACATAATCCGTTTGATGAGCTTTGTTTTATTCACACTGCCTTCCGCTAAACCATTACTATAGGGATATTTACAAGCATGGAGTACAGACTCAAAATCTCGTTTTATTCCATGTAGGAAGGAGTCTACTTCTGGAATAGAAAGTTTTTCTGCTTTAAGTATCCATTCAGACAATTTTTCATACTGTTTTTCTGCCAGTATAGTTTGAAACTGGTGTAGCAAAGTTAACAATTCCTGAACAGATGGATAAAGCTCAAAAATTTCTTCTATCTGTTGACTCTTCAATGCAGGATCCCCTGCTGGATTAAAGATCAATCTAATAATTTTTTGTCTAGGAATAGAATGAAAAAATGGTTTCTTGATGTTCTGTTGCTTCTTGAGCAATCGGATATGGTAACGAGTTGTAGAAACACTGCCTGTGTATCCTTGCAAAACTAAATGATCATGAATTTTTTTTGAGGAGTATCCTTTTTGCATATATGTAATCATGTGCTCCAAATAAGAATTGATTTTTGTAGTTCGACCAGAACAGGTTTGTACACTGATTGTTCGTAAATTTTCCTTTATATACCTTCGTACTGTTCGTCGATCTAAATGTAAGTATACAGCAATTTTTCTGATACTCATTCCTTCGGAATGGAGTTTTTTCACCCGTTTGATTATCTCCTTTTTTCGTTGAATGTTTTCAAATCTTTCCCTTTCAAATTTAGTCATGAAAAGAGTAGACAATTGATGTTTAGGCAGATGAATATACTTTTGAAGCGTACGAATGTCCATTGCTAATTGTTTTGCAATCCTAGAAATAGGTATCTTTTTTTTCTGTAATTTTTGCGCGATCACAATTTTTTCTTTTCTGGTAAGCAAAGAGTAAGCTGGATTTATTTCGTCCACTAATGGGCTGTTAATTTGTATAGAAGTAGGTAGTAATCGTTGGAAATATTTTTTTATATAATCCATTACGTTTTTTACTAAATGAAAGCGGTCATTAACTTGAATAGCTGTAGGGTGTGCCGCTGTAATTGCATTTCGAAAAGTGACAGAACCGTCTCTAGAAACGATTTCTAGATGGGGAAATGTTTTCAACCAGACAGTCACATCTTCTAAATCCCTAGAAGGGATTAAATCGACGATTTTATGCGTTTCAATATTTACCAT